CCTTAAAAAAGCGACTGTGCCAGGCTCAAACCGGTAGAATCCCATGCACTCCCCTAGGATGGCCAGTTCTCTAAAGGTCACATCAAACGCCCCCCGCGCTAACAAGTTCTCTTGCAATGTTGTCATTTTGTCCCCTTTTCTAATCGTTACTCTTCCCATTTATCGGGACAGCCAACGGCCCCCGCCCCGAAATTCCGTCCCCATGTACAATGTATCGTTGTCCGGTCGCTTGTTCGCCGATTGCCAAGTTACGCCCCGGGCGCAAATCTGCATCAATTAGCGTATCACCGTCTCGTAAAATCGCTTCTGCCGGGTTGTCTGTCATAACCCCAGCTTGCCACGCCGCCCCCGTCCAGCAACCCGCGCGCCAAATGGTCAAATATTCCGCAAAATTGCGTTCCAGCATGACTAGTTGACCACGCAAAAGCATAGATTCAAACGTTGCCATTTGCTCCCCCTTTTGGGGCGGACAATCCCGCCCCCGATCGTGATGATTGATTGTTAAGCCTTGCGCCGGGCGGGTCGATTGCCAACTACAAGCGCATGAGCTAAATTGACGGCATTGATAAGAATGAGGACAGACAGCGCAAGCTTTGATTCCCACCCTTTAACAAACACGGTCGATAATTCAAGTAAAAGCGTGAACCCGCCCGCTTTATACCAGGCACCGCCGAATAAGCGCATACCCCAGCCATAAACAGACGAAGCCGAGAATAGCAGCCCCCCCGCGACAATAAGCCAGAGAGCGGGCGAAATAGCCGCGTGATGATGTGCTATGCGATAGACCAGGACGGGCACAACCGCCCCAATGATAGCCCCCGTCACCGTTGCCAGACGCTGGCCGCGCAAGGCGCGGAGCTGTGAGAGTATTGAGTAGTCTTTTGCCGTTGTCGTCTTGCTTGTTTTCTTGGTTGCCATTATTGCCCCTTGTTTGTGTTGATTGCCTTGGCGGCCCGCGCCGCCTTGTTTGATGGTGTGACTATACATCGGACGTGGCGTTCTGTCAATACACGAAGTACACAATAGGGCAAGGGAAAGGGGGATAATTGAAACTTTTTTTACACTCTGGAATAATTATCCGTATATGAGTAGACGCAACTTAAGTAAACGGGCCGCCGCCGTTGCCGCCCTGGAAGCGAAACTAAAGCCCGCTGAACAAGTCGCAAAGGCCGCAAATGTAAGCAAGGCGACGCTTTACAATTGGAAGCGGGAAGCCGCCAATAACCCGGAATTAAGCGAAATTGTTCAGCAAAAGCGGGTTGAACTTGCCGCCAAAATGGAAAGCCTAGCCGCCGGTATCGCGGATAAACTGCTAAGTGACATAGAATCAGTAACCTGGGATAACAAAGCGGGAACGGTACTCGGGATTGTAACCGACAAATGGTTGGCCCTGACTGGACAACCTCAACAAATCACGGAAAGCCGGGTAAGCGGTTCGATCAATCTGCTAGTTGAAGCGCGGCAAGCCTTGCAAATGTATGAGCGGGAAGGCTTTGCCCCCGCCGATGCTATGGAATGTCTACGGGACGACGACCCGGAACTATACCGGGCGCTCCTGACCGCGAGTCATACCGGCGACCAGGGCGGGGAGAGTACGGAATAGGCCCGCCCCGCGCATACCATAGGACAGGACAGGACAGGCGGGAACCGACCGCCCCGCCCTGGTATCATCCCGCCCCGCCCTGCTCATACCGCCCCGCCCTGGTATCGACCGAACCCACCCCACCCCGACCCGACCCGCCCCACCCGATGCCCCTACAATGGCCCGTAACGCCCCGCCCTTGCTTCGATGCGCGCGGGGTATGGTAAGGCATAGGCCAGCGCGGGAAAGATGAGCCACGGGCCAGCCACGGGCCAAGGCGGGCCAGCCGTTACCACCGCCGAGCCGTTACCCCGGGGTGGGGGCGCGACCGGGGGGCGGGGGCGGCAAACGGGGGAGTCAGTATTACTTCCATTGTCTAATTTTGAGTTCGGTCTAATTTTCCAGACCGGTCTGCTACCCGATTACGCCATTATTACGCCAGATTACGCCAATTACGCCATTTTGAACCGTCAAGGATTTCTTGACAGTTGAAGGCGGGGTATGGGTTAAGTGTTAGGGAGTCAAACTTTTAGGGATTTTCTAGTTTTAGAATGCGTTTGCACGAAGTAAAAATCGCTGTAATGGCGGAGACAACGGAATTACGTCAAATATTATAGGGGGTAGTAGGTGAGACTTTAGGGAGTCAGTCTTTTGGCCATAGTCTAATTTTGGAATTGGAGGTGGGTATTGAAGAAGGGAGCCTTACGGGACGAGGATATACGGCGGATAGTAAATGCGTATATCCAGCACGAGGGGAACAAGGTACACACGCACGAAGCGACGGGGTATTCGTATCACTCGGTGGATAAGTACTCGCGGTTGTGGGAAGAGGGGAAGCTGGGTATAGAGGGCGTACCTGACCCAATAGACTTTAAGCCGCCACGGGAAGTTGGAGAGTCGGGGCGGGTCAGGAAGGTGATGGGGGAGAACGTGGCCCTGCGGAAGGAGCGGGATGCGCTGCAAGCCGAGGTGGAGGAACTGAGGCGGGTAGCGTCCTTGGTGGGGCTAGTGGACGGGGTAAAGCGTGACGTACCGGACTGGGTAGTCAAGAAGCCGAGGAAGGGGCAGCGCGGGGTGATAGCCACGGCCTTCCTGTCGGACGTGCATTTGGATGAGGTGATTCATCCTGAGCAGGTAAACTGGGTCAATGCATACAACCGGGAGATAGCCGGACAGCGACTAAGACTGTTCTTTGAGAACACGATAGAGCTGGCCAGGGACTATTTGTCTGGGTTTCGGTACGAGGGGCTGGTAATGCCCCTGGGTGGGGATATCTTTGCGGGGATTATCCACGAAGAGCTGGTCGAGTCGAATGAGGGGACGATATTTGAGTCGATGCTGTACTGGGCCGACCCGGTGTGTGCGGGGATAAAGCTGGTCAGGGATGCGTTTGGGCGGGTGTTTTTACCGTGTGTAGTTGGGAATCACGGTCGGAGGCAGAGAAAGCCGCACGCCAAGAACCGAGCGCAGGACAATTTCGAGTATTTGTTCTACCACCTGCTAAAAAAGCTCCTATCGGGGGAGAGTGGCATAGAATTTGTTATCTCTGAGGCGGCAGACCAGCCATTTCGGGTCTATGACACCAAGTATCTGCTCACTCACGGCGACCAGTTCAAGGGCGGGAGCGGGATTGCAGGGCTTTGGTCGCCCCTGATGCTGGGAGATGCCCGGAAAAGAGCGCGTGAGAACGCCGTGCAAAGGCCATATGACCATATGATTATGGGACATTGGCATCAGCTCAAGTTTTTCGGGAATATCATCGTTAATGGCTCGGTTTCCGGGCTGGACGAGTATGCCTTTTTGAACAATTTTGGGTACGAACCACCTCGGCAGGCGTTTTGGGTAACGGATTCGACCCACGGAGTCACTATAACTGCCCCCATCCACGTTGCGGCAAAGGATGAAGTCTATTCGGCTGCGACTGGTAGTCAGGCGATGGTCGGGATTGGATGGGGTGATGAAGGAAAACGAGGGCCGAGAAGTTGAAGTTTTTACGTTTAAGGTGTATCCCGAGATGAAAAGGCTTCATTTTCAGGTCTATGTGTGGAACAATAGACGTGATATGAGGGCATACCTGAAGGGTGGGTATCCCGGTAAGGGGCTGAACAAGGTTTTGGCCTGCGTAACGTGGCCTGACAGTGGAGAGAAGAGCAAGAATGGCTGCATTGGTGAGATTCACTTCAATCGTCAGGACTTGTCCACGGAAATCGTGGCCCACGAGTCTACCCACGCCGCTATCCGATGGGCCAGGTACATTGGCCTAGATATCGTGGAGGACGTGACCTCTCTGGTTGCACCGGATACCGAGGAGCGGTTCTGCTATGCTCTGGGGGCGATTGTGGAACAAATTGAGGTCACTTTGAGCGACAACGAGTATAAGTAGTCACCAATGAGCGACAAGGAGCTGCTTTCTATGACAGAAACCCGCGACAATACTTGGTTCCTTACCCTAATGGATGAGGACAAAGCAAATACACTCTACCTCCCTGACGGGATTGGGTACGTGGAGCTGGATGCCTGTACCGATTTTGACAAGGATGTGGCCCGGATAGCCCGGATATCCACGGGGTCAGAGAACAAGGGGCTGAGAGCCGACCGGAGGCTACTTGCCACCCTGATTCGGGAAGACCACGGTTCGCCACTGGAAATGGGGCTGATTCGGTTCAAGATGCAAATGCCACTGTTCCTTGTGGCACAGCTCCTTCGCCACCGTATGGCAAGCTACAGTCAGCAGTCAGGCCGGTACGTGGCATTTGAGGTTCAGTATTTCACTCCTGGGCCAACTGGGTGGAGACGGCAGGGTAAAGGGAACCGTCAGATGTCAGGTGACGGGTTTGACGCCCTTACTTCCAGCCTGATTGAAGAGAACTACCAGAAGAGCGTCAAGCTGGCGGTGAAGACGTACCTGGATATGCTAGAGGTCGGGGTTGCGCGGGAACAGGCTCGGATAGTATTGCCGCAGTCGGTTTATACTAGCATTTTTGCTCAGTTCAATATGCGCAGCCTGATGAACCTGCTTCGACTCCGCCTTGCTCCAGATGCGCAGCCGGAGTTTCAGGAGTACGCTAAACTGATGTTCAGCTTCGTGGCGCGTGAATGCCCTAATATGCATCGACTACTGACCATTGCGTACGAGGTTGAACAGCGGCTTAAGCCTCAATACCGCGAACTGTGGACGGATTTAATGGCCGAGTGGGATGCGGAGGGGAATAGCGAACACGATTAGTCCCTAATCTTAGATATGAGTAGTGCCAAAGAATTAGCCCGGAAACGGGTAAAAATCAAACTGGAATTGAACCGCAGACGCAGGCGTCGGGCCAAGAAACTGCCCGTGCCTTTGCCATCGTTGTATCCCAAGCAGGAAGAGATTAAGGCGTCTTCCAAGCGGTACAACGTGCTGGATATTGGACGCCGGGCGGGTAAGACCTACCTCGGGGTTCATCTCGCCTTGGAAGCAGCTTCTAATGGCGAGCTTGTAGGGTGGTTTAGTCCAACCTACAAATACTTGTTGGACGTATGGCGTGACCTTGAGCGACCCTCACGGGGCATTGCCAGCCGTATCAACGCAACAGAACGGCGAATCGAATTCCCTAATGGAGGAATGATAGAAGCATGGACACTGGAAAACTCGGATGCGGGACGTGGACGGCGATACCATCTCGCTATCGTAGACGAAGCAGCGATGGTGGGGAATCTGCTTCAGGCGTGGAACGAGGCAATCAGCCCAACCCTGACGGACTTTCAGGGAACTGCGTGGTTTTTGTCAACGCCGAAGGGGCTGAACTTCTTTCACGACTTGTGGCTGCGCGGCCAAGATACAGAGAACTACCCAAACTGGATATCCTGGCTCTTGCCGTCCGCAGTAAACCCGTTCCTTCCACCGAAGGAGATTGAAGAGGCTCGCAAGTCCCTGCCGGAAATGACCTTCCGGCAGGAGTACTTGGCTGAGTTCATATCATCAGATGGTGCGGTATTCAGGAATGTGGATGCCGTTTTGACCGCCCCTGATTCCCTTCCCGCTGACCATAAAGGACACTTTATTGTGGCGGGAGTGGATTGGGGGCGTACTCACGATTTTACCGCCGCCTGCCTGTTTTGCTGCCACTGTGGTCACGAGGTGGCCCTTGACCGGTTCAACCAGGTTGGGTGGGAATTTCAGCGGGGAAGGCTGCTTGCACTCTTCGAAAAGTGGGGAGTGAGGGAAGTCTGCGTTGAAACCAACTCAATTGGTGGGCCGAACCTTGAAGCGTTGCGAAAAAGAATGCCTGATGGGATGTACGCGGTAGGGTTTGAGACAACTTCTAAAACAAAGGGGCCAATGATTCAGGCATTGGCCCTTGCCATTGAGCAGGAGAAGATAAGGCTGCTCCCGCACACGATTGGCCGTCACGAGCTGGTCAGCTACGAAGCCGAAGTGCTACCGTCTGGGTATACCAGATACGGGGCACCAGAAGGGGGCTGGGACGATACGGTTATTGCCAGAGGCTTGGCGTGGCATAAGGCTAAGTCTAGGACACCCTACCCAATGACTTCGGACGAGAAACTGGAAGCGGCCCTACCCGCTGGATGGAGAGCCGACCAGGCACCGGCTCAGGTAGGCACGTGGGAGCGTGACGGGTGGGATATGGCCCGCGAGGCCCGTAAGACTGAGATTGAAGAAGCATTGAAGAAGACTAATTCTGGTATGGATGACCCTTGGAACCCCAAAGGCGGCTTGACCAACCTGGGTGGATGGTCAGGATTCTAAAAATTTATAGCCGTTCTATGTTAGCAACCTAACGGTTCTGGAACATTAACAGCCTATAGGCTTTCAAGGAGAAGAGTTATGCCAGTTAAGCAGGATTTTGAGGTTGGTGCAATCCACGCCCTGAGTGCGACCAACAAGATTGCGATTTTGGGCGGCAGTGACAGCACGATTAACGGAAAGACTACGACCGCTTCTATTGCGTCCGTGCGAGCATTGCCGGTTATTGCCGGTACTTCGCCCGACCTGATTGAGAAGGTGGCGGTTGGTCTTGAACACGGCATTCTGGCAGGCGTGCTGCCGTCAGGAAGCCACGGATACACCACTCTGGCTGGTATGGCGGCGGGTATTGCGGCCCAGATTCCGGGCTACGACGCTACCTTTGCCGGATTCCTGCCCCAGTAAACAACGAGTTACCTCCGACAATGGGAATTTCGCCGACTCTAGCCCTGATTTGTCTCCTTGGAGCCTTACTTGGATGGCAAATCAGGGTGCTTTTAGCCCAAATTCACCGTCTGGAACAAGAAATTGAGAAGTCCCGGCTTCGTGAGCAGCAGATGGTAGACAAACTGCTCTCCAAGTCGGGATATTCCCCTTTGATGGAGCGGGAACAAGTCATCAAGCTGCCTGACCCCGAGGTCAAACAGCCCGATTTCATAGAATTGGCATTCCGCGAGGATGCGATTATGGAAGAAGTTGAGATGATGAACCCCGGGATGGCCGGAAGAGGGGTTGAGTACGTGAAACAGATGTACCCAAGCCTCTGGGAAGAGGCTGAAAAGCGGTTCAATACGCTTCATAACCCAATGAGGTCTTAATGGCGGTTGGAACGACCAATTATCCGACAAGTCTGGATACCGTAGTAGAACTGGTAGAGGCCGCAAATAACGCGGCTGATACTTTAAGTGCCGGTATATCCGCGGGTGATGCGTCTCTAACTCTGGCCGATGCTGCTGAATTTGCCGCTTCCGGTATCGTCGCGATTGAGAACGAGCTATTGAGCTATACGGGCAAATCAGGGAGTACCCTGACCGGTTTGACCCGTGGGATTGAAGGCACGACTGCTGCGAGCCATAGCAGCGGTGCAGATGTGCGGCAAGTCATTACCGCCGCTTCTCATAACGTCCAATCAGCCGCAATTATTGCCCTTGAGCAAAAGCTCGGGACAGGGACTGACATTGCTTGGTCGCAAATGTCCCCCTTGACGGCCAATCGTCTTGTCGTAACGGACGGAGCCGGTGACGTAACGGCCTCCCCACTGACGCACGACGCCACAAATGCGGTCATTGGTAATATTGGCGGCTTGGATTTTGATACCACGCCCACGGCTACGCCCACGACGGCACGGATGGTCTGGGACGATACGCACGGGACGGTCAACCTGACCCTCAAAGGCGGTACGGTAGGGGTTGATATCGGTCAGACCACGGTGGCCCGTGTCGTTAACAAGACCGTCACAAACATCAACCTGCTTCGGTCAAACTATCAGGTCGTCAGGATTGTATCCGCCCAAGGTCAGCGTCTAGCTATCAGCTTGGCCCAGGGAGACGCTGAACCCAATTCTACTGATGTCATTGGGCTAGTTGCGGAAGATATCGCCAATAACCAAGAAGGATTTATTGTCGCCCGTGGTCTGATTACGGAAATCGATACTACCGGCAGCTTGCAAGGCGAGACTTGGGCTGACGGCGACATTCTTTACCTGTCCCCCACGACGGCGGGTGGGCTGACCAAGGTTGAGCCGCAGGCTCCTGACCACCTGATTATTGTCGGGTATGTGGTGTACGCTCACTCCCAGCACGGCAAGATTTATGTAGCTATCCAGACCTCGTGGGAAACGAAAGAGCTGCACGATGTCAAGATTACCGGCACTCCGGTAGCTGGTTCCTTGCTGATACGCAATGCCACGACTGGCGTGTGGGAGAACGCGACTCTTACCGCCGGTTCTAATATTACTATTACAAACGCCGATAAGAGCATCACGATCGCGGGGACTGGTGGTGTAGCGTCGGTAACGGGCACTTCCCCAGTCGTCTCGTCAGGCGGGTCTACCCCTGCTATCAGCCTTGCGGCAAACTACGGTGATACCCAAAACCCGTATGCGTCCAAGACGGCCAATAACTTCCTTGCCGCCCCGAATGGAACGGCAGGTGCGCCGACATTTCGGGCCATTGTTGCTGCTGACATTCCGACCCTGAACCAAAATACAACTGGTACGGCCTCAAACGTAACGGGAACGGTAGCGATTGCAAATGGCGGGACAGGGGCTACAACAGCTGGGGCTGCTCGAACAAACCTAGGGGCCACGACGGTTGGTAGCAATCTCTTCACCCTTACTAATCCTAGTGCTGTTACCTTCCCCCGTTTTAATGCGGACAATACCGTATCAGCATTGACCGATACCGCTTTTAGAACAGCGATTGGCGCAGGAACAGTGACAGGTGTAACTGCTTCATCTCCTTTATCTTCGTCAGGCGGTGCGACGCCTAATTTGAGTTTGGGCACAGTGCCAGTTGCTAACGGCGGTACGGGTGTAACCACGGTATCTAGCGGACAGTTGTTGATTGGTACGTCTGCCGGAGGATTTGCGGCATCAACGCTAACCGCTGGGTCAAACGTGACGATTACGAACGGAAGCGGGACTATCACCATTGCGGCTTCTAGCGGGGCTACTCCGGGTGGGTCGGATACTCAAGTACAGTTCAACGACGGTGGGTCGGCTCTCGGGGGCGATGCTGGCTTTACGTACAATAAGACAACGAACACGGCAACAGTCGAGCAGCTTAACCTTGGGACGGCTGGTTCAGCTCGTGGCATTCTGCGACTGCGCGGAAATACAAGCGGCGAGATTACGGTACAGCCAGCGGCGACGGCTGGCACGTACACGCTGACCTTACCGCAGGATGACGGCAACGCCAACCAGGTGCTGACCACAGACGGCACTGGCGTGTTGAGCTGGGCGACTCCGAGCAGCGGTGGCCGCACCACGCTGACGGCCAATCGCACGTATTATGTGGGCTTTGATTTGGATACTTGCACAGTGACTATTGCGTCGCCGTGCGTCGTTACTCGCAATAGTCACGGCCTTGCCGATAACGCGCCCATTGTATTCTCGACCACAGGCGCGTTGCCCACGGGCATTATTGCCGGGGCTGTCTACTATGTCAGAGCTACCAACAAGACCACCAACACATTTGAGATATCACTGACCTCCGGTGGCGCGGCGGTGAATACCAGTGGCTCGCAGAGCGGCACTCATCGATTGCGTACTGGGAATGATACCAACGACGGGTTGACCTCCAGCCGCACCGGGGCATTGCTCACAGTCAACAAGGCTATTGAGCTTGTTACGCTGATTGACTTGGCCGGGTATGAAGTCACTATACAATTGGCGCGAGGGCGATACACGGATATTATTACCTTACAATCTTATATCGGCAAAGGCCCAGTTACCATTTTAGGCGACACGTCGACAGTTAGTAATGTACGATTAGAACCGTATAGCATTGGGGCGGTCACAGCGAATAATACAACGGGTACAATTGATAAAACTTCGCACGGGTTACAGAATGGCACACCTATTGGATTTATTGCCTACGTGATTCCGCCGACAGGTTTAACAATGGGGCGAGAGTATTACGTGCAAAACGCCTCAGCTAATTCATTTCAATTATGGGATGCTCCATCTGGAGGCAATAGGATTACTTGGACGACAAGTGGCACCAGCGTAGTGGGTGGTTCCTATTGTGTGTTTGCCGATTCCGTGCTGGGCAAGTATGTCTTAAAGGGGCTGACTATTGGCACTGGAAATGGTGCCTACGGAATGAAAATTAGCAATTCGTCTTTGGATATTTCAACGTGCGACTTTAACGGCAACTTTAACAATTATGGGCATGTATGGTGTGAGAGTAATTCCAATATTTACTTTAAGGATTCATGGTCGGTAAGCGTAGGCACCAATAATGATAATATGTTTTTAGCCTCTGATTCAGGCTACATCAGTATGCGCTTATCTACGTGTACTATTACTGCCTCTATTACCGTAGGTACTGGTAATTTTTTATGGGCCTATCGCAGCGGTGTGCTACTTGCGGATGCTTGCACTTGGGTCAACGCAAGCAATCTGACCGGTAAACGCGGATTAGCTAGTGTAAATGGTATTTTACGAACCAGCAGCACATTGACGCCAGGCAATGCCGCGCCAACTACTGCCACCGGTGGTCAATATGAAGATTCAGGAAGTATTTAATGAATAACTGGGCCGATTATTGTGCAGCTTTTCAACGCTTGCCTGTCACGTGGACAATGGTGCGTGATTACCGCAACATCTGTTTTCAATTTGCAGACATTGCCGTCCTACGCTACACCGAGGCCGGACTCCCCGTCCCGGCTGAGTGGGCGACGTATCGGCAAGCGTTGAGGGATATCACGACCACGGTCCCCGACCCTGAGAGCGTGGTAGTCCCTGACCCGCCGGAGGTGGTGATTCCGCCCAGCGTGGTGAGCCAGGAAGACAGGCTTGAGGCGGCAGAGCTGATGATTGACTTGCTACTCGACACGCAACAGGAGAGCGCATAATGGCTGAGATAGCGATTACCCCGCAATACCGGCTGGTATTGAATCGCTGGCAGAATGGCTTGATCACGATCAGGCAGGTTGAGCTATTCGTCAAAACAGGATGGCTGACCCGCGATCAAGCTGACCAGATATATACGTATCCACGGAAACAGACCGAGCTGGTATTAAATGACCCGTTTACGCCGGAGCGATTGGAAGAGATACGGGCAAATATTGAAAGTGACTGATGCCGACTTTATGGGGTCAACAGTTATGGGGTACGTCGCTATGGTGGGGATTAGGCCCGCCACCACCAGCTGTACCAGAAGTGTTATCAATTGACAGGGCTACGGTTGACCCTCGGTGGCTAGATGCGGCAATTTTTAATCCGGCGTGGGATGATACTGATACCCTGAACACGTGCGCGGTAGATAGCGCAAGGCTTGCACCATCGTGGGTAGACCAAGCAAGCGTGATAGCTAAATGGCAGGACGCTACATTGGTAGTGGCTAATTGGGGTGACGCAGAAACTCTGAACATATGCCCCGATACCGGCATCGTGCAGGGCAGCTGGGGGGATAGCACAACGCTGAATCCGCAGTGGTTGGACGATATTAGTGGCGCGCCGGAGTGGCTAGACATTGCAACGCTTGACCCTGAATGGACGGATAGGGCAATTATTGGACTTGCGAGGTTTACGATGACTGCTTTCAATAACAGTTTGAAGCCGATAGTGCGGGGCGACACGCGCAAGATTGAGCGTACTTTTACAGGTTTACCGACCGGCGAGACGATTGATAAAGCCTGGCTGACAGTCAAGACCTCTACGTCCGTCAATGACCCCGGCTTGTTTCAGGTTGAGATTACGACAACGGCTACGGCCTCGGGGCAGATTACGGATGCCTCCACAAGCGACGGTCAGATTGCGATGAATTTTATTATCAGTGGCACGAACAGCGCGCTGGCAACGGGTGGAGCAGAGTACATCTACGACATTCAAGTCAGGACGACCACGGGGACAATCCATACGCTGGTAATGGGTACGGTGACATTTTTTGACGGTGTAACGGCGGCGACGAGTTAGGAGCGATATGAAACCATTTGTCTTGGAAAGTAATGCAACCGGCGAGAATGCGTCTCCAGCGGCCCCCTTGCGCCAAAATATGGCGGATAGAGCGCGTGACAAGTCGGTTCAGGTAAAGCCGGACTGGTTCAAGGAGATTAAGCAGCAGCTGGAAGATGAGAATGCCGACATCTGGCGTAATCAACGCCTTTTGTGGCAGATGATATTCCTGATGATTGAAGGCAAGCAGCTCCTGCGCCAATCCAATTACGGGCGAGGCTGGCGAGCAGTGCCCCTTCCCCGGCAGACGGATGAGCCGGTATACGCCTACAACGTCCTCGGGTTCTACTCCGATGGCATCAAGGCCAAGTGGGCGCAGTCGCAGACCGACGTGGTATGGCGCGCCTCCAACGATTCCGACCAGTCAATTGGAGCGGCCAAGGTCGCAACAATGGTTCACGACTACTACAAGCGCAAGCTCTACACTAATACCTTCCTTCAGACCGAAGCAATGATGGCGCAGTGCGGTAAGTACTGCCGCTACTACTATTACTCGGACGAGGTTGAACGCAAGGGTCGCTTTCCCGTTACTGAGACACAGCAGGTACAGTTTGGTGAGTCCGCCTGGATGTGTCCCGAGTGCGGGGATGGCGGAGTAGAGTCAGAGCTGGTAATGGCGGAGGACGGTACGCCTGCTTGCCCTGCCTGCGGTTCTCCCTTTGTAGAGATGGAGCCGGTTGAGCCGCTTGAAGTTGAGGCGGTAACGGGGTATGAAGAGAAGAATATTGGCGATATCGTTGTTGAATCTGTTCCAGCTTTCGAACTGAAACACGACTTGGGTAAATCGCCGCAGGATAGTCCCTTTCTGATACGCAAACGGCGTATCAGGTTGAGCCTATTGGAAGCTCAATATCCCGAACTGAAGCTGAGGGCAAGTAAAAGTGACGACTCTGGTTTGGACGCTGAGGAAGCTCTACGAAATAGCACTTTTGGCGCACCGTCTGCTTACGTAAAGCAGGATACGGGACTGAATGAGCCGGTAGTGGACTATATCCAGATGTGGCTTGACCCGGATATGTACGCTAACCTGACTCTTTCACAGCCTTTCAAGACGGTGACAGGGATGGATATTCCAGCGGGAACGCCACTTATTGAGCTGTTTCCAAAAGGAATGTACAGCGCGTGGATTCAGGGGGTTGATGGTTGTGTCGAACTCAGAAACGAGCATCATAAAGACTTCTTCGTGGGTCAGGTCTACCGGATGCGGGCTATTTCCAGCCTGGGAACGGGCATTGAAGACATGGTTGAGGGACAACGCCAGTACAACCTCATTATGTCGATTATTTACACACAGCTGCGAACATCCGCTATGCCCGCAACGCTCTTCGATGAACGCTTACTACCGAACGGCGTGTCCAGTTATCTTGGCTCTCTCCAAAACATACCCGTTAACCTGTCGGCACTAGACGGGGCCACGCTGCAAAATGCGGTGCATCAGCTTCAGCCGCAGCCTCCCACAGGGCAGCACTTCAACTTTGCCCAGCAGCTTGACTACTTCATTCAGAAGGCAAGTCGCGTCACGGACTTTTCAGGTGGATTGCCGGGGGTAAACAATGAGACAGCGACGGGGGCTGAAATTGCGCAGGCTACCAGCCAGAGCCTTTTCGGGCCGCAGTTGGCCCTTAAAGCGGACGTGGATAGACGAGGAGCCGAGATTCTTCTTCGGCTGTTCAAGGAGTACACGTTCCAAGAAACGTATGTCCACTTGGCCGGTAAGCGAGGTGAGGTGAAGGGGCAGTGGTTTAGCCAAGCTGACCTTGACGGTGACTTGTTTGCCGAGGTCGTACCGGAATCCTTCTTGCCTCAGACCAATCTGGAGCGGCGTCAGCGTTGGCGCGCCTTGCTGATGGACGTTGGTGGCCTGCCGGGCCTGAAGATGGCTATCGACCAGATGCCAAGCCTTGTGGAGCAGTTGTCAGAGCTGTATGACGTTGACCTGGGCAGTGACGACTTCTCAAACGTGGTTGAGATTGCCCAGCTTCGAATTCGTCAGATGGAAGAGGCGTTGCCGATGCTGGCTCAGATGGGTCAGATGCTGCCTCCGACGCAAATGACCGCTGACCCGATGACAGGTGAGATGGTGGAGACGCCGGTTGACCCAATGGCCGAGATGGGGCAGATGCTCTTGCAGGCGATTACCCCGCCGGTAGAGATTGAAGAGCTTGGCCATCAGGCAAGTATCAATTATCTTAGAGACTGGCTGACAACCGATGCCGGTGTAACGGCTGACCCGATGCTAAGAGCAGGGGTCAAGGCGATGATTGCCGCTCACCTGCAAGGAATGATGATGGAGGCTCAGATTGGTGGCGCACTTGGTATGGCCGGTGAGCCGCCACTGATGGGGCCGCAGGATGAGCAGAAGCCGGAAAGCGGCAACGCTCGCCCACCGCGAGAAGACCGTGAGCAAGCTACGAAAGAAGGTACACCGCGTCCTCAGCCAAACGGGGTGGGCAAGCAGGAAGTGTAAAAATTATTATTAAGGGTAGCAAAGAATGAAGGAGGTTTAATATGCCGCCAGTATCTAAAGCGCAGGCTCGCTATATGAGAGCCGCAGCCGCCGGGGACGTGAAGTCACCGGGGCTATCAAAGGCGGAAGCCAACGAATATGTTTCCGGCCATTCTACGAAGAATCTGCCGGAACGTGCTGGCAAGGAGATGCAGCGCAAGCGTCAGATGCGGAAAGGAAAAAGCTGCTAATGATTTTTACCAGCAAGGAAGAGTTTATGGTTTGGCGAAGGGCGGTACTGATGATTCTTCGGTACTACGAAAAGCACTTCGCTGAATCGGACGAGCAGGACTAGGTTTACAGCCGCCTGTTAAGGGTGTTGGCACTTATCTCCCAACACCGAACCAATAACAGCCCGCTGTCAGAGACGAGATGCAAGGTTTACGGGTAAGTGCCCTGCCTTGGGATTTCGTGTTTGACAGCGGGCTTTCCATTGGAGCTTATGGAAGACTTTACCTCCGCGAGTATGGATTCGGTTGCAACGGCTGATTCGGGCTATGAAAGCCCTGTCACTTCCGCGAGTGACGACGTTGCAGGTACGGACACTTCTGGTCAGACCCCTGAGTCGGTGAATACCGGGTCAGCCACCGAGGAGTCGATTGACGCCGGTTGGTCGTGGGACGATGACGATGCTGCACCTACCTCTGATGAGCAGACGGACGAGGATATTGAAGCCTTGACTCAAGACCCCGGTCTTGACCAAGCCAAGGTTCCAGGCCTCGTTCAGGCATTGAGAAGCGCAAGGACTGCCGAGCGCGAACGGGCTAAAGCCCTGAAACAGTATGAGACTCAGCTTGAAGCGTACGGGGGTGTCGAAGGGGCAGTCCAGTCGCTCGGGTTGGTCAATTCACTGCTTTCAGGTGAGCCCGATGGGACTACACAGTTCCTTACCGCTCTTTACGACAACGCCCAGCCTGCATACGAGCGATTGGTGACAGACGCAATCCAGTACAACCCGGATTACGCTATTGCCCAGCTTCAGCAGATGGGACGATTGCCAGCAGACTTTGACTCAATGTCACAAGCGTCTAGTTCTTTGGATGCTGAGACGTTGGCGGGTATACCCGCTCACTTGCACGAAACGGCTAAAAGCCTGCCCGCTTCCGTGATGGAAGACCTGCTTCTTCAAACCGAGGAAGTACGGAATTATCATCTGGAACGGGAAATGCGGATGCAGCAGCTTGATAATGCTCAGAGGCAGCAGGCCGAACAGCAGTATCAGCAGGCGTATCAGCAGGCGCACCAAACCGGCCAGCAGCAGGTGATGAACGTCACCCAGCAGTACGAAAAGGCGCACTATGACCAGCTTGCCAAGTGGCAACCCTTTGGCCCTGGCGAAGAGAACGCACAGCAAAATCAGATGGTGTACGGAATGGTGATGGAGGGAGCTATGGCTAAAGTCCTTGGCGACCCGAAGTTTGCCCAAATGTACGCTGATGCAGCCCAGCTTCTCCAGAACGCTCCCCTACGAAACCTGCAAGGCGAACGCATTGCGGCTAGTCAGGATGAGCGGCGTGGTAGAGCGATGGCGGCTCAGTTTAATGCCCGTCTGGGTCAGGTTCTCCGAGAGCAGGTCAAAGGTCTGAACGAAGTGTTTAAGGGCTATCGCGCTTATCAGCAGATGAGCGGTCAGATGCCGAATCGTAGGGAAATACCGGGAAGTACGGTAGGTGCAGGTCAGACTCGTGGGGCACTCGGGCCGGATGGTAAAGCATCCTCAGAGTTCTTGGAGTCATTGGCCGCGCAAATCAACTTCCCCTCGTAAGGAGACTGATACACAATGGGAGTTGCGGTTAATATTTCCACAATTCTGCCCGCCCTGAATCAGATTTCGGACAATGTTCTTCGTCCGCAGTTTGAGCAGGAGAAGGCCACCTATAACCTTTTTGACCAGGCGGCTGATTCGCAGTTCGTCAACGGTAAGGGATTCCGTATCCCGTCATACCTTCGCCCACCGACCGGCGTTGGTTCAATCGCCGAGGGCGGTTCATTCAAGCAGCCGGGAGCTGAGACGAATGACGATATGTACGTCTCCCCGATGAGCCTGACGATGGCCTTCGAGTTCACTGGACGCACGCTGGCCAACGTCAAGGATGCCTCATCCCTCATTAAGGGCATGAACGGGCTTCTGGAGATGCGCACCACGGCCCTGATGAAGGAGGCCAACTATCAGGCGTTCGACGACGGAACGGCGGCTCGTGCTATCGTCCAGGCGGTGAATGGTTCTACCCTGACCCTCTACAACCCGTTGGCCCATACCCCGCTTTCAGGGTACGGCTCAACCAAGGGCGGCGTTCATCTTCGTGTCGGCGAGACGTATGACATCTACGACTCCACCTTCGCGACCTACCGGGGCACTGTGACCGTGACGGCCCTGACCAACACGACTGCTACGGTGAATGCGGTGCCCGCGAATACGGCTAATACCGACGTGATGGTGCTGTCAGGTTCGCTCTACAAGGCTCCTCGTGGGCTTTCGTACCTCATCAACAACGATACGGGCACGTTCCAGCTCCTGAGCCGTGCGACCTATCCGCAGCTCAAGTCCCCGGTGACTGACCTTGCCGGTGCGTCCATCTCGGTTGCTGACTTCATCAAAATCAAGAACCTCTTGATTGCCCGTGCGGGTGTTGGCAAGGCCAAGACGGTCACGGCGATTATGTCGCTGGCGCAGGACGATGCCCTTCGGCGTCTCGGAATGAACTTTAAGCGTTGGGATGGCGATGCCAAGACGTTTGATGGTTCGTTCGACAAGTTCCAGTCGGGTGACACGGTGACGTTCATTGACCCGGATTGCGACGAAGACCGTATCTATCTGGTCTGCAAGGGCGAGATTAAGAAGTACACGGAGCGTCCGTTCGGTATCTACAATATGGACGGCAACTCCATCCGCATGCGTTCGGGCGTGTCGGGATACGGCTCGGATGCCTATACCGGCGCAATCGGTGCGCACTACAACTTTGGAACCAGTGACCCGCGCTGCCACGCTCTCATCAAGCGTGCTTCCGTCACCGGACTGGCGACTCAGGTTGCCGCTAACGCCTAATAGGGAGGGTAATAGAGTATGGCTATCACTATTACTAACGTGACCGAGAAGATTGCTGTCAACGGAGAGATGCCGATTATGTTCGGCGACTCCGGACTGATTCAGGAAGTTTTTGAGGCCGTTAATGATGGAACTGCGGTAACGACCAACACGTCACTGGGCACGTTGACGCCGCGTTATATTCAGGACATCCGCAGCATTAACGCTACGCTTGCGCTGTCAGACAGCCTGAATCTGGCGACTACAAACCCCACGGTGACAGTTTTGGTGCAGAATGCTGTTCCGGCTAACACCAAGTACCGCATTACGCTTATTGGTCGTCGATAGGAGGACTTGATGGCTCTTAAAACTGCTACTCAAGTGACTAGCGGGTACACCCAGCAACCATTTCCGGTTGCTGGGTATCACGCTGAGATTTACCGTCTACCGGCGGGAGCCACTGCGGCCCCTGTCGCGGCGACAAGCATTTCATCTGCCAATCCGGGCGTTGTCACAAAGGCTACGCACGGCCTAAACAACGGTGACGTGGTTACTCTGTCTACGACGGGGGTTCTTCCGGGAACCTTGTCTCAGAATCAGGTTTATTACGTCGTTAACAAGGCGACGAACACGTTTGAGCTGTCTCTTACTTCGGGCGGTACGTCAATTGATACGTCGTCAGGAGCGGGGTCAGGCACTCACTCGTACTCGACGGCTGATGTAGCCGTCATCACTCCGGCTCGTGGGCGGTTCGTGGCCAGCGTTCTTGGTGGCCCTGTGGTTCACGAGCTTGCCTCAACGGGTACTGACCAGACGGTCGCACTGCGCTACGCCACTACCACTTACGATGCGGCGGATGTGCTTGTGCTGATTCAGGAGTAGCCCTATGGTATACCGTAAGGGTGGCTGACGGCCTAAACCGCGCCCTCGTTGAGGGTGCTTGAGAGACTATGATATTCCAATCACATCCAGTCTACGACATTGAGACTGAAATCATCCGGGCGGGGAATACACCCTGCCCCGCTGCCGTGAATTTGAAGTATTGGCAGTCACGGATTGACCAGGTAGCGGGTAAAACCGTTACCGGTCAGTCCCGATTGCGTATCGTGTGGGGGCAGGACAGGGAATCTACTCGTATGATTGTTTGTGGCGAGTGGCGTTCCAAGTATCCTTTTTATCGTTTCCAAGATGGGGAACGAATCGTTGATATTGGCATTCCGAGGTTCTACGTGGAGGAACATATCCCCCGCGAAGAGCTGATGAAGAATGGTCGGTGGGATAATGCGCGTTTCCAGTGGGACAGTGAATCACTGTCTATGATGGACGTGCTTGGCCCGTGTCCGGCTGACGGCTGGTATCAGGCTGCGTTTATGATTGCTCATCACGACGAGCAGTGTTGTGGTGGAGCCGAGGTCAAGGATGGTGAGCCTTGCCTGGGTGGATATCGGCAACCAACGGAATCCGATATTGAGCGCATCCAGAAGGCGTTGCAACGCCGTGATAAGGCGGAGAATTCAGAAGTTGCGCCTACTCCTGAGCAGCTGGAAAAGCGGCGTCAGGATATCTTGGAGGCGCGTGATGAAAGGCGAGGGCGAGAGCTGAGAGAGCGTCTGGATGACTGGACTAACACTCATGCTCATACTTGGACTACGCATGACCCGACCGTGATATCGCACGGTAAATATCACTGGATGTCGGGACATTCCAAGTCAGGTACGCCAAAAACTAAGGAGCAAGATGCAAACAGCACGGGAAACACTGCGGAATGAGCAGACGCCGATTGTTGATGAGTCGCTACGTCTTGATGACCCGCGATTCTTTGTTCAGTTTGGTTGGGCAGTCCTTAACACGGACTCGTCGGCGGTTCCTAACCGCTATTTTCTGAGGGGCGAGATTACCCCTGTCAGAAGCTATATGGCCCTTGAGAATGTGTACAACATTCGTGAGGGCGAGCTGATTCCGGGAACGGAACAGAAAGACCCAACGGGCGTGGCTATCGTGTACGGAAAGTACTGGCGACGAGCCAAGCACGAGGCCGAGCGGCTGATTGAAAACGAGAACAGTGCCACCTACAAGAACGGTCTGGTGGAAATCCGCAGCTTGCGTGAGAATCCGCAGGTGTATGCGCAGATTGACCTGAATCAGCTGTTTTTCCCTGATGGCATACAGAACCTGCCCGAGCAGAATCAGACGTTGATTGCGTACCTGAGACAGCGGTGGATGGACTTGGAGACAGAGATGCCGAGCGTCCCCCAGCAGTACAGGCCGGTAATCCTGGACGTGCTGCGAGAGCTGATTAGCGCGGCGGAGCTTGCTGATTCCATACAGCGCGCGCGGTTGCAGTTTACGCATTCTTGCATGAAGTTGGCCCCGAACGATGAGGGCTTCAAGCGTGAGTATGACATCGTTGACCGTGAGATGTTGCTGAGAACGGGCGTGCCGGAGATTCACTCTACCGAGGTGAATATTGCCAACACCCTGAAGGTGGTCAGCGAGAAGGCCGGTGGTGAGGCTGCGGGTCTTGCCGATGCGGTCAAGGCGTTGGTTGAGCAGAATCGGTTGATGATGGAAGTGCTGGCGCAGAGACAGGCTCAACCGCCTGCATTTCCTCCGGCCAATACCAGAAAGAAGGCTGTGAATGCCGACGAATGAGCAGAACGTGGCATTGATTCGGGCGCGACTAGGCAATCCCCTGCCTAGTGCGCCTGATGACCAGATACTACTCAGGCTCCTGACTGACCAGCTGACGCATCACAGTGCGCAGCTGGTCAATACACGTAACCACTGGTCAGTGGACAAGTGGCAAATCAATATGCAGTCGGGGTTGGAGGACTACCTGATTACGGCTAACAACTTTGGCCGTCCGGTTGTCTGCTATACCATTGACCCGTCTGACCCGTACCACGTTCGCCGGGAAATCCCGTTCAGCCTGATTCAGGATGCCGATAAGCGATACGCTGGGCCGCAGATGAACTTTGCGGTCAGCAAGCATAGTGCCGTGCAGATGATATTTTACCGGAAGGAGGGGCAGGGTTGGTTCGTTCGACCCGTACCTATTCCGGGCGACTCGTCGGCGTATGAAATCTGGTACGAGACAATGTACGAGTACGGCAATCTGGGTGATGTGCCGGGTACGTCCGGTTTCCATCACCTTGTCAGGATTCAGGCGGCTATCGGAGCCTTGCCCTTCTGCCACTGGCGTGGCATCAGCCCTCAGGAAGACGCCAAGACGTGGCAAATCCAGATGGCGGCTATTCGGGACAGCCTCCTGCACGACGAGATTAAGTTCCAGAAGGTCTTTGACACCTACAAGTCGCAGATTAGCCGCGAGGGTGTCAATGGCAAGCTGGGCTACGCAAACGATTACGAGCAGCGACCGTACCCTGTTGGGGTTATGGTCAACGGGTATGGATTCTAATGGCTGTCAGTTTCAATAGTCTAAAAGCTGATGCACTGTCACTGCTGAACGCTCTTCCGGCTACGACTCCGGCGGTGGCGCAGCAGAACTATAGCAACGCCACTGCCGGGACAGTTGCTTCTGTTTCGACTGATTGGCCAGAGGGACTGATTCAGGAAGCAATTATTGATTCTGAATACCGAATCTGCTACGAGGTGGCCCTAAACGAGTACCACCCCGAGCGAGCAGATTTTGAGGAGTTGTCGGTGGCGTTGTCTAGCGGGGCAACGCTACCGATTAACAGCGCGAACAGCAAGCCTTTTGTGGGTAAGTACAGCGGCATTATTGACGGGACGACGCTCAAACCTCTCATTGAAAGGCCGCTTTCGGTGGTTAGGATGGTGACGGAAAATGAGCAGTCAATGTTCCCAGCTGGCTTGAATATCTACGCAATTATGGGGAGCAAGCTCTATTTTGCCGCACCCAATCAGGCCAAGATTACCGGCCCTGCGGTAGCGCGGGCCACGTGGACGGGGAATATCCGATGCCGTGACAGCCACGCCCCGGCGATTATTCACGGGGCAATGGCTTACCTGCTCACCAAGGAAGGCGTCTGGGCGCAGGCGTTCCAGATGCACTCGGAGCTTTTTGCGACTTATGTAGGGGCTATTCGTAGCGTTGGACGGCAGACTGCCGTGCCGATGCCTGGAGTGCAATGACAGACCTTGAACTGACACGTAGGGCGATTATGGTGCTGGCGTCGGGTAATCCGTCGCCTGTTCCTGTTTTAGACCAAGAAGCCGAACTGTCATCCATGATTCCGTCAGTGATGCAGACCCTGGCGGACGAGGTAGCAAAAGACCATAACCGTGCGCCTCTGCTGATGCAAGAGTACTCGGTAGATTTGGTGAGCGGAGTGGGCGAGCCGCTGACTGATACGGGGTCTATTACTAGCGCGGCAGACATCTTGTACTGGTCAATCCCCTACGGGAGCGTGCGAGACAGTCTGACCAATTTCAAGCTGGTCTACATCCCTAATCGTGAGCAGTTTGAAGGGTATCTGACGCCCGGTCTGTGGTATTTCACTTTGGCCAATCAGCGCATCTATACCCGGTCGGCCACCTCGGGGGACTACTTCAACAGTGACAAGTATGACGTGCAGGGGCCGCTGACGGTTACGGCTAATTACGTGCCGACCTCGGCTACCCTCCCGGCTACCCTAGAGAACGATGCGGTAGACTTGCTGGTCAAAATGGCCGTCACCAAGGTTCAGGCGGATAAAGCGGAGTAAGGATGTATCAACCTCTGGTAGTGTACAGCGTGACGGGTGGGTATCGCCCTTCTCAGAGCTACGGTGGCCCTGATACGGCCCCTAATGTCTTGTTCCGGGGTCTGAACTACTGGCTCCGGCCTTTTGGGCGTCTGGTATCCGTCAAGGGTGTCAGCCAGCGGTCAGCTACTAACCTGGGGCCAAGAATCTTTCCCCTCAACGACCGGCGCGGAGTGATTGCCGGGTCAACTGTAAACGCCAAGTCATCGCTTGTTCGGTACAATCGGGCGTTGTTCTATTTGAGCGAAGAAACGAGCAAGCAGGTCTACATCAATGAGTCCACCTCTACCCCTTTTACCCTGACCGGGGTGACGACCTCATCAACGGCAGGCAAGCTGCGAGTTGCGCTTCTTAACGGTACGGTCTACACGGCTCACGATGCAGGGCTGGAGCCGCCTCCGTCTATCGGTACGGTATCTACCGAGACTGGCGGCACGAAGAGTATGGACGGCATCGTGTCCATCGTGGCGGCGGCAAAACGGATTGCTACGGAAACCGTCTCCAACCCAACCGCCGTGAACGTCCAAACCCTATCGGCGGCTGGTAATAACCGTATTCGGGTAGCCCTACCAGCGGCAGCGGCGGGCCAGGATGCGTGGCTGTACGGTGGAACGTATTGGGGGCAGGGTAATTTCGGCCCGTGGAGACTGATACGAGAAGTCCGGGTCACGATTGAAGGCACGATTGGTATTGCCACTCAGGTAGTCACGGGCGTGGGGACTCGATTCCTGCGCGACCTGCGGGTCGGGGATGTGATTACCGTCAACGCAACGGATTACACGATAGCCACGATTACCTCTGACACGTCAGCGACAGTCGCGAGCGGGGCCAACCAGTCGGCTGGTCAGACGGCTACGGTCAAAGAGATTGTTTTGGAGTGGCGTAACGGTGAGCTGACCGACCTGATTGAGTTTGATAACGACGAACCGCCAATTCTTGATGGATTGATGCTCTTCAATAACGTCCCGTTTGGCTGGAAGGATAATGTATTGTATCCTTCCAAAATCGGAAACCCCGAGAGCTTTCCACGCATTTTGGCACGTTCAACACAGAGCGGTGCCAATATTGTCCACGCGCTGGCGGGAGATGCGCGGATATTCCTTTTGACGACTAACGGTCTTGAGGTAGTCACCTTTACGCAGAATCCGACCGACCCGTTCCTGATTCGTCAGGTCTGGTCGTTTGGCTTCTCTGGGCCTGCTCAAGCCGTGGTCGCCGAGGGGACATTATTTGCCGCAGTGGGTACAGCCAACGGCGTCAAGATTGTCCGCACGCGCGTTGACGACTCCCCTGACCTTGAGTTCTCTGCCCCAGTTGAATCTGATATGGCCTCGTGGGATATCTCACGGGTTGTGATGGGCCTTGACCCGTCTAACGGTGCCGTGCTGGTGATGCATTATGACGGCAGCACGTATACGACCGTGATTCCCTATATGCTTCAGCAGGGGGTGTGGGGACTACCAATTCAGGTGACGGGCCAAGTCGTTAGCGCGGCTACAGTCAGCAATACCTGCGAGATGATTATCAAGAACGGAGCTAACTTTCAGGTGTATCAGTGGGAAGGTGGCACGGGGACGGGGACGGTTTCGTTTGTTGCGTTTCCGTTTATGGACAAGGATGGCCTCCGTCAGACCATTAAAACCCTGAAGTTTACCGGAGCTGCCGACAATCTCTATATCTTCAAGGCAGAACCTGGGATAGCTATTCCTGACGTGACGGATATCACTAAGGCGGCGGTAAGCCTCCCCTTGGCCGGTTGCAGTATTCAGCATCAAAACATTCTCTATACAAACATCCCAAACGCTCAATCCTTCAGCGTCCGTGTTGATTCGACGGGCAGCACAGCCGTAGTCACGGAAATTGTGGTCAGCGGAATTATCAACGGAATCCAACGATGAGCTATTACGGTATTGATATCTACGACTACGACTACCTGCAAGGCGGGGCGCAGGCGGCTGACCAGACCGCGCAGCAGGCCGTAGCCAACGCTGGCGCGGTAGGAGCAAGCGGTACAACGTCGCAGATTATTGGCTTTGATGCAGGTGGAAATCCTTCGCCCAAGAACGTGGCGGGGGACGCAAATGGCGCAGGGTTGGCTTTCAGTGGTGACACGCTGACGGCTACCCTGCCACAGAACCTTCAGTCTTCGGGTACGCCAACGTTTAGCGGCTTGAATATTACTAATCAAGGCACGTTTGGCGACCTGAAGATTGGGGGTGGGCCAATCATCAAAAATACCGCCACCGGAACTTTTAATATCAATCCCGGTAATATTGGCGGTCAGACCCGAGGGTCAGTGAACGTGACACTGACGGGGGCTGCGATTGGTGATATCGTAATCTTACAGCCACCAGACGCTTTGAATGTCGGTTTAGTGTTTGGAGGTTGCGTTGTATCGGCTACGGACACGGTAAAGGTGTTCCTCGCCAATGTAACCGGCACGGCTATAGATGATGGAGCAAACGATTGGACGTACTTCTGGATGGATATCACGTAAAAGACATTGCAGTGCGTCAGGCCACGCCCGATGAAGCGGCCCGCCTGACCGAATTGTGGTGTGACGTAAACTGGGGCGTGTATTACGGTGACGAGCTGCTTGCGCTGTTCCAGGCTGAGGATGATGGTGATGGATGGTTGAATGTACACGCTAACGTGGCCCGTCACCGCCTTCACCCTAAGTTGACCTACTTTTACGCGAAGACGTTTTCCGACCGCCTGCTGGAACTGGGAGCGGTTGGATTGAAGGCGGAGATAAAAGTGAACCATCGAGCGGCTATCAGGATTGCCAAGGCTGCTGGATATACCGAACAGACCCGGAACGATGAATGGGTCGTACTGACGAGGTTGCCAAATGGGTAAAGCTAAACCAATGCAGTTGCCGTCTGAGCGGAACTATCAGTATGAAGAATGGAGGCCAAGCGATACCCCTGATATTCAGGCAATGCGCGAAATGCCAACTGCTCCGCAGACGCTGGCTCCAGCCATAGGGGCGCAGTATGACCGCGCTCAGGAGCTGTCACGGCAGCGATGGAATAATGCGTATGGGGGTGGAGTTCCCGAACAGGCTCGTCAGGCGTTGCAGCAGCGCGAGCAGCGCGGCTTGCAGCAGGACTACGGTGCCCTAACTTCTCAGAATGCATACGATGCAAATATGGCCAACTTTGCTCGTCGTATGCAGCTTGCCGAGATGACTTTGGGGCGTCCGCTAAATTCACGAATGACAGGGTACGATTCAGCTCCGACGCAAAGCATTTGGGGCGATATCATCAAAACGGGTGCGCAGGTGGCCGGGGCGGCTGCGGCAGCGGGGGTGTAATGGTAGTACTTTTGACCATTGTTTTATGGCTGGCAGCGTTTGGGGCAAATATCTTCCTTGCCCCTCAACATACCCTGATAGCGTATCGCGAAGATACGGGACGAGCCAAGCACGTGTTGTGGGGCTTGATAGCTGCTACGTGCATTGCGGCGTGGTGGGCTGAACCGTTGACGGCCTGGCGACTCATTGGCGGCGTAAGCCTTTTTGCTCTTGGCACGACGATAGCCATCAAAGCCTTGCACGATAATCCGTTTTTTCGCGGCGACTTGGTTGCACCGCCTTTTCGGATTACCACGGGCTTGTACAAGTACTTTGACCATCCGGGATACCTTGGCTTTTCTATTCGTTTTTTGGGAATCGTGCTGATTGGGGACAATATTGGTAGCGCGATGCTATTTGGCGTGTACCTTAATTTCTTGGCGTTCAGGGCGGAAATAGAAAACGATTTGCTTGCAGATTTGTAGGAGAAGACCGATATGGGTAAAGCTAAACCAATGAAGTTACCGACAGAGCAGACCACCCGGTATCAGGAGTGGAAGCCAAGCGAGACGCAAGATACGCAGGCAGCGCGTGGTATATCGGCTATTCCTGAATTTATAGCACCGGCAATGCAGGCCGCTATTGACCGTCAGCAGCAGATGGGGAATATGCAAGCGAGTACTGCTTACTCTCAGAATGTACCTAACGCATCCCGACGGATTATGCAAGGGATGGGACAGTTGATGGGCACGCAGCAATACGGCTCTCAGATGTCCGAAGCAGCCAACGATGCCATGCAAAACAACTTTATGCGCCGGTTGGCCTTGGCGCAAATGACCATTGGACGCCCACTGACCAGTCAAACCTCGGGCTATACCAGCGCGCCAACTGAAAGCATTTGGAAGAGCGTTCTGCAAGGCGTGGGAGCTGCGAGCGGCGGCTTGATGCAGGGAATGAGCGGTAAGATGGGTGGCGGAGCTAGAGGCGCAAGTGGCGGTTCTAGCGGCGGTGGCGGTTCATACTATTACGGCTAAAAGATATGATGACAAAAGCAATTAAAGCATTGATGTGCGTGGCCTTGCTGGCAATTTCAGCACGGGCCACCGATGTGACTATTGGTGCGACCACGCAGCCCAACTTCAATCCTACTGGGTTGCAGGCGGCGACTACTCTGACTGGGGTGACGGTCACTAACGGGACGAATGCCCTTCTGACCTGCGCAGCCTGTTTTAGGCCTCAGTGGGTTGGAATGGGCGGCTTCTACATCACTGTAGGAGTGCAGAATTACTACGTCAAGAACGTGGACAGCACGTCACAGGTAACGCTGGCCTCGTCCTGCCCTGAGAGTTCTCCGGCTACCGTGACGTGGCATCCCTACGTGGAGTTTCGGGTATACGCTGACCGTGCCTTTCAGCCATTGGGCAAGAACTACATTGTGCAGCCGGGAACGCCGGGGACAGGGGCTTGGTATAAGCGGTACGGGGCGTCGGTTATTACCACTAACGGTGTACGCACATTGTACATCCCTGAGCTGGTGATTGATGCCACGACGGACGCCGTAGGGCCAACTAATCAGGCTCGATACACTGCGGCGTTCTATCGGCCCGATGGTAGTCTGATTCAGGTATACTCGTGCGCCGACCAGTTCAGAGTACCGCCTGTAACGCCGACCAGCTGGGTAGCGTTGTGTCAGTTTAATAGCCCTCCGGCTATCGTTCCACCGGCAAATGAGGCGTACACGAAAATTCAGATTGATTCTCGGCTTATCTCCTGCTCGGTTGGGCAGATGATTTACTATGCGGCGACGGGTAATCAGCCAACGTGTCTGACCGTGGGCACCGGCCTGACTATTAGCAACGGGTCAATTTTGACGATTGGCGGCACTCAGCAGGTTATCAATATCGTCACCGACTACAACTGTAGCCCGGTAGACGATGGCGGCACTGCTGACCAGACGTGTTTCCAGTCGGCCATCAATGCGGCAGCGGCCTCGGGGGGCAAGACCGTCTATGTCCCGACAGGGGTGTACAACGTCTCGGGCCTGTCCATTCCAGGCGGTGTGACGGTCATTGGTGATGGCCGAAACCGCAGTATTATCAAGTCAGCTACAAATGCGGCTATCGTGTCATTGGTTGAGGGGGCGGGGTCATATCAGTTTACCGGCCCTGCTATCCGGCAGCTTGGTATCACCGGCCTCGTGACGGCGGGTACATCGCAGGCGGGTATCTACGCTACGGACGACAACTATATGTACAACGTTCGAGTGGATAGCGTGGACGTGCTGGATACGGGCGGAGACGGGCTGTTCGTTGGCAAGGTGTACAGCTCGTGGTTCAGCGACCTCTACATCTCCAATAATAAGGGCTTTCCGGTGCATTACGATGCAGCGAATATGCCGCAGAACGTCTTTGACAAGATTTACATTGGCCTGCTTCGAACGGCGCAGACCGGGGCATCCCCTTCCACGGCTCCACAGTGGGAGACGACGGCTTTCCGTATCAAGGCGGGTGAGTTCACCTGCCGTGGCTGTAACGGTGTCAGTAACGTGATTGGCGGGTCAGCCTGGGCCGTTGTTGGCAAGAAGGCGGCGGTGGACGGGTCAAACGGTGCAGCCAAGTTCACCTGTACTGATTGCAATCTGGAGAGCTGGGTGGGATATGGCGTCGTGTCCTACTACGGCTCTACGGTCAACCTGCGGGGTCAGACCAAGGTGCAGATGGACAATGCCGGTATTGGTACGGGTAAGGCTGTTCAGTTTGACCTGGCTAATAACGGGGTGGACTATTTTTCTGAGCTGATTATGCGGGGGTACATTGAAGACACCGTACAGTTCACGAAACAGGCTTCATCCTACGCCAACAGTCAGGCTATCCACGCTAACGGCATTCCGCCCCTTCAGACGGTTGGCAGTGGCCCAGAGATTGTGACAGCGGGTAGTCCTGACCGGATTACTACGTTCTACAATTCCACGGCTTCAGCGGTTGGATACCTGGCTCGCGCTGACAGCCTTGCCGAGAAGATTACCGTGACTGCCACTACGACCCTGACAGGGCCGGGAGTCCGGTACGTGGAAACGAACTGCGGTTCGGCTTGTACTATCACCATTCCCTGGGCCGGATACTATCAGGTGTCTGATGTCATCACGATCAAGGACGTGGGCAGTGCGGCGACCAATAACGTCACTATCAATACGGCGGGTGGCGGGACAATCAACGGCGCGTCCTCGTATGTCTTGAGCCGCAACAAGGAAGCCTTGGTGCTTCGCGCTGACTCAACCGGTGATTGGCGTATCGTGTCGCTATACCAGCCGAACAGTTATGGCGTGCGTCAGGCGGTGAATGCGGCGGACTACGGATGCGACTTGGCGGACAACGGGACGAACGACACAGCCTGCCTCGTTGCCGCTATCGCGGCTGCTCAGGCAACGACCGAGAAGGCGTTGTATTTGCCAGCCGGGACGTACAATACGGACACCATTACCTCCAATATGAATAACCTAAAGGTAATGGGGGACGGGATGATGAAATCTATCATCAAGGCCCGAGCCACTAATCAGAACGTGTTCAGCCTGACTGGGGCGAGTTTTGCATATCGACTCGTGATGGAGGATATCGGCATCAAGGGAGCCGGTAAGGCAGCGGGCAGTACCGGCCATTGCGTCTACATCAATGACAATGCTGGTGGCCAGCTTTCCGAGTTCACGTTTCGTCGTTTGCGCGTCACAGATTGCCGCGAGGATGGTTTCAACGTCTACTACTTGTTTAATGGCATCTTTGAGGGCAATCAGACGGATAGCATTGGCGGTCATCATTACAACCTGGGCGCGGCAAATACCGTCACTCTGACTGGCAACTACGTGCATACCGTAGAGGCCAACAAGGTTGGGTTTAAGCTGATTGGCGGTCAGTATACGCTTATCGGCAACAACGGTATTGCCCCGAACAGTCCGGCTACGGCCAAGTGGGGTGAGTTCGGTGATAACGCTATTCCGTCGTACTTCCGAGGCACTCTGATTGGCAACAACATAGAAGACATTGGCGATATCGGCATCCTGTTCAGGCAGGCAAGCTACGGCGTTTTTCACGGAAACGTGTTTACCACCCGGGCGACCGGTAGCTCTGTTGCCCTGAAGTTTGAATACATTGATAACGAGATGGGTCTATTTGATACGGCAACTAACCGCCTTATTCTTAATAGCCCAGCGACGTGGTCAAATTCGTATCCGATTCACTCTTACCGTCCGCCGTTTATGGTGTTTGGGGCTACCACGGGCGGCAATGCTTTTCGGTATTACGATACAGCCCTTGCGGCTGTCCGTAACCTTCCGGCTTGGTATGCGGCCAACGATACAACCGAGGGCGATGTCTTTGCCAAGATGCCTAACCTTGGGGCGGATACGATGCGCCTTGGGGATGGCGGTTCGACGGACGGCAAGCTGGCCCTACTGAATGCTACGAATAGCAATCGATTGTACTTGAAGGCTGGTACGACCTCTACGACGACCACCTTTACCCTGCCCACGGCGGCTCCGGCGGGTAACGATTACCTGCTGAAGAGTTCAACGGCAGGAGTGATGGGTTGGACGACCGTGACGGGGACGGGAAATGCGGTGCTGGCAACTTCTCCAACAATTACATCACCAATTCTGAATAATACGACGTTTGGTAGCCTGTCTGGCAGTGCGGCGGACGGTACGGTCATTATTTGTACCGATTGCAAGCCAAACGCGACAACTGGCGTGTGTGAAGGGTCAGGGAACGGTTCGCTCGCTATGCGAATTAGCGGAGCCTGGAAGTGTAACTAGGAGGTTCATATGGCTGGAACGGTAGGATATAAATTTAAGCCGGCTGACCCTGAAGGGGCCAGCCTGAACGCAGCGACGACGGGTACTGGGCGAGCAATTCCAATGCAGGAATGCCGTCAGATTGTATGGACGGTAGAGGGTACTGGAACCATTTCTGGGGGTACGGTAGTCGTGGAGACAGCTGATTCCATTGACTATTCTGGAACGTGGTACGAGCTGGACTCTATTAGCCCCACCAGCAATGCGGCTACCGCAGGTACTTACCCGGCTGCTTCGTCGGGGTTCGTTCGCGCTCGTGTCACCTCTAACATTACGGGTGGCGGTTCGGTGACGGTTCGGATTAACGGTCTGATTTCGTAGGAGAGATATGAAAGCTGTTTTCTTTTGCTTGTATTTGATGGCGGGGTCAGTGGTCGGTTTTGCCCAGGGCACTCCGCCCCTTACCGTGCGTGAGGTGGACAATAGCCCCCGGAAGTCGGGCATTAACACCTTGGTGTTTCCCAACGGGTCAGTGACAGTTACCGGCTCCACGGCGACTATTACCGCCGGAGTGTCAGGGCTGACCAGCACGGAGTCTTTGATTACCTCGTCTGTCAACTTTCGAGTGCCCGGTTCAGGCGGGTCAGCAGGTACGGCCAACTTGCAGCTTGGGGCAGCGGGAAATGGCTTGTACATTACTGGGGCGTTGCTTGCTGTTACGTCTTCTGGTGCTGCGTCTATGGCTTGGAGCGGTGCTACTGGGGATACCGTTGTAAACGGGTCTTATCAGTTCGTATTTGGTAGTTCCGGCTTTAGTTCGCCCGATGTGGGTTTTACTCGCTCTAGCGCGAACGTCCTACGACTGTCCAACGCCTCATCAGGTTTTGGGACGTTGTACTCGGGTGGGGTGCGGCTGGAAGGGGTTACGTTTGCTAACCTCGGCACTCCGTCTAACGGCACGCTAGTGTTCTGCTCTGATTGTAAGGCGTCGCAGCCGTGTAGTACGGGGACAACTGGAGCGTTAGCTTTTAGGCGAAACAGCGAATGGATATGCTACTAAGACTTGTAATAATTACCTTACTCCTGACGGGTACAGCTTTCAGTCAGGACGTGTTCAGTATTTATTCCCGCCTTGCCCCGCCGTCACCTACTAGTGGCAACGGGGCGCAGGTGGGAATAGGCATTGATACGGTCATTCACACGGGACAGTATGTAATGCTGGACGTGGACGCGAGCTTGGTGCGCGAGCCGAAGTCCTACGTTGGCAACGGGTGGACGGTAAGAGGGCAAGCCGAGGGGTTGGTTAGGCTCGGTGACTGGCATGTTGGTGGCGGTATGACGAGCGGTCGTCATATGAACTCGGCGTACAGTAAAAACCAGTTCCAGCCGCTCATTTCTTTGCACTATCGGCCTCACTTGCTTCTGGATATGTACGGCGTGTACCTGCCTCGGGCATTCGGCAATGACAACGGGGTGCAGGGCTGGCGAGCAGGATACCGAGGTGTCCTTCGTGCTGCCCCGTCTAGCCCGTATGGAATGTTTGTTCAGGTCGAATTTACGCAGTACAGATTTCAAACAGCCTTTGGTGATAAGCGTTCAGCCACGGGCATCGTGACAGGCATTGGTCTTAGTCGCATTGTTGAAAAAATACGGTAATGTCACGAGTACATTACAAAAAATTACTGAGAGGTGCTTATGTACGGCTTTGGCGGAAATGCAAGAAAACCTAAACGGCCTCAAGATATGCTGGACAGGACTCAAACCGTGGATGGCTTTCAGCAGCCGTCCGCTCCGGCACCTCCGGTGGTCACGCCGATGGCGGAACTGAACCCACGCACATCACTAAACAGACCACAGATGGAGCGATTGCCGGAGATGCTGACAATGCCAGACACTCCGGTCAATGTCCCCAACACGCCTGCGCGCCCGGTATCTCGTGACCCTATTCAAAGGGCGCGAGAAGAGGCGGTGTACGGCGGGCAGATGCAGGCCGACCTTGACATCAAGCCGAAGCGTGGCTTTTGGGACATTATGAAGACAGCTGGCGTTGGTGCTTTACAAGGAATGGCTAGTGGC